GTGCTGACCTCAGAAGTGCTAACCTCAGTGGTGCTAACCTCAGAAGTGCTAACCTCAGTGGTGCTGACCTCAGAAGTGCTAACCTCAGTGGTGCTGACCTCAGAAGTGCTGACCTCAGAAGTGCTAACCTCAGTGGTGCTGACCTCAGAAGTGCTAACCTCAGTGGTGCTGACCTCAGAAGTGCTAACCTCAGTGGTGCTAACCTCAGAAGTGCTGACCTCAGAAGTGCTAACCTCAGTGGTGCTAACCTCAGAAGTGCTAACCTCAGTGGTGCTGACCTCAGAAGTGCTAACCTCAGTGGTGCTGACCTCAGTGGTGCTAACCTCAGAAGTGCTAACCTCAGTGGTGCTGACCTCAGAAGTGCTAACCTCCTGAATGTTAGATATGATGAGTGTACAGGGTTCTTTGCTCTTGTATGCCCTGAAGAGGGTTCATTCATTGGTTATAAGAAAGCAAATGGTCATATTGTAAAACTTAGAATAACGGAAGATGCTTTACGTTCCAGTGCCACAAGTCGTAAGTGTCGTTGTTCTAAAGCAGAAGTTCTTTCTATTACAACTTTAGATGGTGAGGATGATGGATTAACTTCAATTCCGAGTAATTACGATAGTGATTTCATTTATCGTGTAGGAACAACGGTTGAAGTAGAGGATTTTGAGACAGACAGATGGGATGAATGTGCTGCTGGAATCCATTTCTTTATCACCAGACAGGAAGCTGTACAGTATTAATGCGATTCTGTAAAGGTAATAGAGTTGAAATACAAAGTAGTTGTGGAACTACAAAAGGCACTGGAGAAGTAATTCGATATATTGATTATCCACCACAATACAATAGAAAGTACGTGCAAGTAAAATTGGATAGTGGAAGGATTAATCAATATAGAGAAGAATCTTTGAGAAAGATTGGATAGGTGATACAGATGAAAAAGTTTAAATCTGGTGACAGAATAATTGTTACTGCCGAGCATATTCAATCATATGAACAAATAGGAACAATTTTAAATTACTATTCTCCGACCAGTTGTAAAATCTGTTTTGATAATTGGAATGGACTGGGAAGAAAAGAATTAGTGATTAAAGAAATATATTTAGAAAGGTATGAAGATAATATGGCAGTTAAGGGTAATTACAAAGTAGCAATGGTCAGATTCCCTGAATGGGTTAATACCACAAAGGATTATGCATTTGCATTATTCGATGATACTATCAAAAAGGATGATTTTGTCTTGGTTGATACAACAAGAGGTTTTTCTGTAGGAAAAGTATCTGAAGTAAAATCTCAGGTTGACTATGATGGTGTTACAGTTACAAAGGAAGTTGTGTGTAAGGTTGACTTTGCAGATTTTGAGAAACGCAAGGAAAATCGTAAGAAGAAAAATGCTCTGAAGAAGCGAATGGACGCTATGATTAAAGACAATCAGGAGATTGTACTTTATGAAATGTTAGCAAAAGCTAATCCAGATATGGCTGAAATGCTTAAAGAGTATAAAGAGCTGTCTAACGTATAACATATAATAACTATCAAAGTTATACATCAAAACAAGTATGAATTTAATTTAGGAGGAAAAATAAATGTTAAATGAAGTTATGAATGGAATTACAGTTGCGTTACCTTTTGTTGTTGGTGTTGGTGGAGTAGGTGTACTGGCATCTGGATATGTTAAAGCATCTCCTGATACAGCATTGATTATTTCAGGACTTAGAAAAAAGCCAAAGGTACTTATCGGAAAAGCTGGTATTAAAGTTCCTTTCTTTGAGAGAATGGATAAGCTTTCTCTCAAGCTTATTCCGCTGGATATTAAAACAGGAGATGCAGTACCTACTGCGGATTGTATCAACATTTATGTTGATTCTGCTGTCAATGTTAAGGTTGGTTCTACATCTGAGATGGTTGAGATTGCAGCACAGAACTTCCTTAATAAATCTACAGAGGAAATTGGAGATATTGTTACAGAAGTTCTTGAAGGAAATATTCGAGAGATTATCTGTACAATGAAGCTTCGTGAGCTGATTGGCGATAGAAAAACTTTTGTTGAGAAAGTGTCTGAAAATGTTATTCCAGACCTTAAAAAGATGGGGTTAGAATTGGTATCGTTTAATGTACAACGTTTCTCTGACGAAAATCACGTTATCAATGATTTAGGAATTGATAACATTTCTCAGATTAAAAAGGATGCTGCTATTGCAAAAGCAAATGCTGATAAAGAGGTAGAAATCGCAAAGGCAAAAGCTTCTAAGGAAGCGAATGATGCAAGAGTACAGTCTGAATCCGAAATTGCTATTAAACAGAATGAACTGGATATTAAGAAAGCTGAATTAAAGAAAGAGTCTGATATTAAAAAGGCAGAAGCAGATGCAGCTTACACTATTCAGGAAGAGGAACAGAGAAAGACTGTAGAAATTACAACTGCTAATGCCAATCTTGCAAAACAGGAAAAAGAGCTTGAGTTGAAGGAACGTGAGGTTGCTATTCAGGAAAAGACTCTGGAAGCATCTATTAAAAAGAAAGCAGAAGCAGATAAATATGCAGCACAACAGAAAGCCGATGCAGAACAGTATGAGAGACAGAAAGAAGCAGAAGCAGAGCTTTTTGAAAGACAGAAAAGAGCAGAAGCAGACAAGTTTGAAGCAGAGAAAGAAGCCGAGTCACGCAAAGCAAAGGCAGAAGCAGAAAGATTCTCTAAGGAACAGGAAGCAGAAGCAGTAAAAGCTGCTGGTAAAGCAGAAGCAGAAGCTATTGCAGCAAAAGGACAGGCAGAAGCGGAAGCCACAAGAGCTAAAGCAGAAGCAGAAGCTGCTGGTATTCAGAAAAAGGCAGAAGCCATGAAAGAATATGGTGAGGCAGCTAGACAGCAGATGGAACTTGATACTATCAAGGTTTATTTTGAACAGTTACCGAAGATTGCCGAAGCTGTTGGTAAGGGTTATACAAATGTTGATTCTATCAAAATGTTCGGTGGAGATTCTTCACAGTTAGCTGGTAACATCATGACAACTATGAGTCAGGTTACAGATGGAATCAAAGAGTCTACAGGTATTGATATTACTGCATTACTGGGTGGTTTTCTTGGTGGAAAATTAAGTACACCATCTGTACCAAGTGTGAATGTAGGTATCTCTACAGATAAAAGCACCGACACCAATGTTGATACAGACATTGATGAAGATAAAATGTTTTAATTAAAAGGAGGACACAATAATGGGAAGAACTAAACATGGTAAGGATTCTGCAAGAGCAAAGGCTTGTGCAAAATATAAGGCAGAAGGTAGACATATCATCAACAAACAGGAAAAGGCAAAGAAAATTGCTGTTGGTAAGAAGATTAAGTCTCGTAAGACACCTAAGACATCTGATATGAAGTGGGATACACTTATTCGTAATACTGTACAGACTAAGCCTTATGTTGACCCTGTAAGTGGCAATGTATTCTGGGGTAAGGATAAGGATGATGGTAAGGTAGTTGTGAAGAACAAGAAAAAGAAGGTAAAAGCAGCATAAGGAGTGATTGTTATTAAGTACGTTGGAAGCAAAAATAAGGTATCAAAACAAATTGCACCAATATTACAATCACTAATTGATGATAATAATGTCAGTATCTACTACGAACCATTCTGCGGTGGATTGAACATGATGGATAAAATTCATTGCAAGGTTCGTGTGGGTAATGACATTCATAAAGAACTGATTGCTTTATTGAAAAAACTTCAGGAAGGCTGGATACCACCATCAACAATATCAGAAGATGAATATAATTCTGTCAGATTAAACAAAGAGAATTATCCTGATTATTATGTTGGATTGGTTGGATTCTGTAGTACATTTGGTTCAAAATACTTTGGTGGTTATGCCAGAGGATTTAAAGCAGATGGTGTAACCCCTAGAGATATTCCAAATGAAGCAATAAGGAATATTATGAAACAAGTTCCGCTTATTCAAGATGTTAAATTGACCAGTAAAAATTATCTGGATATTGATATGAATACATTATCTGGTGCTTTAATCTATTGTGACCCACCATATAAAGGGGTTACAAAGTATTCTACAGGTGAATTTGACTATGAACAGTTCTATGATTGGTGTAGAAAAGTGGCAGAAACTAATATTTTATGCTTCAACGTATCTATTAACACCCTTTAAATGTATATAATTTATCTGGATGCAACATAAAAAGCTTTTCTGTTCGGGCTATATGCTCATGAACTTTTAAGCTGGATGTTACTTGCTTTTCCCAAACACACTTAAAATCAGGTGGCATTTCATACTCACTAACACATAAAATATTAGTTTTATGCGTAAAAGCTACTTGTTGTTTATAACAACAAGTAGAACAATAACAGAATATATCTGTTTGGTAGATTTGACTGCCAAAAAGTGAGAGTATATCTACTCACTAAAATCTATGTAGTTTTATTCTATGTAAATTTTGACCTTTAAGATATATATAAAATTACATAGGTATCAAATTGCTGCCAGACCTAGAGTAATCATCAAGACTTTAAGAGATATAAAATAGAAGGAAATAAAAATGATTTTAACAAGAAAAATTCAATTATTAATAGTTGGTAATAATGATGAAGTAAATAGAGTTTTTAATTATATAAGAGAAGGTATGATTTCTCAAAATAAAGCTATGAATGAATATATGTCTGCGTTATATTTAGCAGAATTAAATAAAGCTAGTAAAGAAGATAGAAAAGAATTGAATCAGTTATATGGCAGAATTTCAAATAGTAAAAAAGGTTCTGCGTATTCACAAGATATTGTATTTCCAAAAGGTTTGCCAGTTGCTTCAAGTTTATCTATGAAAGTAAAACAGGATTTTAAACAATCTTGTAAAAATGGGTTAATGTATGGAAAAGTCTCTTTACCTACATATAGAAGTGATAATCCGCTTTTGATTCATGTTGATTATGTTCGTTTAAGAAGCAACAATCCGCATCGTGATTCTGGTTTATATCATAATTATAAAAATCATGCAGAATTTTTGGAACATTTAGATAACAAAGATTTGGAAGTGTTTATTAAATTTGCTAATAATATTACGTTTAAATTAATTTTGGGAAATGTGAAAAAATCTGCTTCACTTAGACACGAAATACAAATGATTTTCGAAGAATATTATAAGGTTTGTAGTAGTTCTATAGAAATTGATGGAAGAAAAATTATTTTAAATCTTTCTATGGATATTCCAAAAGAAAAGAGGGAATTAGATGAAAATGTGGTAGTTGGAGTGGATGTTGGTATTGCAATACCAGCGGTTTGTGGATTAAATATAAATGATTATTCACGAAAATATATTGGTAGTGTAAATGATTTTATGCGAGTAAAAACAAAAATTCAACATCAAAAGAGTAGATTACAGACAAATCTTAAAATGACTAAAGGTGGTCATGGCAGAAAAAGAAAATTAAAAACAATGGATAAGTTTACTGATTATGAAAGAAATTGGGTTCAATCATATAATCATTATATTAGTAAACAAGTAATTGATTTTGCTTTAAAAAACAAAGCTAAATATATTAACATAGAAGATTTGTCTGGAATTACAAAAGGTAAAAATGTAAATAAATTTTTAAAAGGATGGTCGTATTATCAATTACAGTCTTTTATTACATACAAAGCAAATAAGTATGGCATTGAGGTTAGAAAAATAGACCCACATTATACTTCTCAGACCTGTAGTTGTTGTGGATATGTGGATGAAAAGAATAGACCCAAAAATGAAAAGGGTCAATCTTATTTTAGATGTCTTAAATGTGGTCATGAAGAAAATGCGGATTTTAATGCAGCAAAGAACATAGCGAAATCAGTTAATTTTGTAAAATAACAGGAACGGTAACTATTTTACAACAACATAAATAAGTGATAAAAACTTTAAAAAAGTTGTTGACAAGTAGAAACGAATATGCTATACTAAACACAAGTTAAGAGATAGAAAACAAAATTTCTTTTAACAATATAACTATTAAGGTTATACACGAAATAAGCGAGGTTCGATTCAACAATAGTTGATGGGCTGGTACGATTCCAGCGGATAGAGCAATCTATCTAACGCTTAGACTATTTTCATTATATATGGGTTGGCTAACCATTGCCAGTTCGCCACTGGAGAAACATAAACAGCTATATTGAAGATAGCGTAAGGAACTGCGTCAGTGTTCAAGTGTTGTAAATGCAGACAATGCGTGGGTTAAAATGAAAATGTGCATCCTTTAGACAGTAGGAGAACATAATTAGATTAGCTACTAATTATAGGTTAAACTGTATCTACCCATTGGGGTATCGCCAAGCGGTAAGGCACAGCACTTTGACTGCTGCATACATCGGTTCGAATCCGATTACCCCAGTTAAATATCAAAACCTGTCGTTTCGCCTATATGGTGTGCATTATTAAGAATTGGAGCAAAAGCCCGAATGAAACGTAAAACTAAAGGAGTGTCACTGATAATTAGACAGCTATTAAATTAGCAGCTCTGGAGTAGCCCCAGACACAGTACCGTTATAAGATAGCTTAGAATTTGAAATGATATATAATTCAAGTAAAAAAGTAAGATAAGAGAATATCTGAAAATTCTTATGAAACAGAAATGGAAATCGCTCAAATCGCCATAATGTTATGAAAGGTCATTATGGATATGTGCCATTAGCTCAGTTGGTAGAGCATTTGACTTTTAATCAAAGGGTCATGGGTTCAAATCCCATATGGCACACTAAGCTGGTGTGTTGGAACTGGCAGACAAGGTAGACTCAAAATCTATTGTTGGAAACAACGTGTGGGTTCGAATCCCATCACCAGCACTGTTGGTTAATCATAATCAACGATAATATGAATGTAAAGGAGTTAAAACTATGAACAAAAAGATTTTGGTTGTAGTGGATGTGCAGAATGACTTTATTGATGGTGCGTTAGGAAATGACGAGACAAAAGCCATTGTGCCAAAGCTTGTAAAAAAGCTGAAGAAATACGGAAAGGATTATGATTCTATTTATCTGACAAGAGATATTCATTATGACAATTATCTGGATACTCTTGAAGGCAAGAAACTTCCTGTACCACATTGTATTAAAAAATCTGGTGGAGAAAGTATCAACAAGGATGTTTGGGAAGCTGTTCAGATGCTTCGCAAACAGAAAAAGTATGTAGGTGTAGTTGATAAAAATACATTTGCAAGCAAAGATTTGATTGCAATTCTTTCTCAGGTGTGCAGTAGTAGTGATGAAATCGAACTTTGTGGAGTATGCACAGATATTTGTGTTGTAGCAAATGCCATTGGTTTAAGAACTGCTATGCCAAATACAGTAATTAAAGTTGATAGTCATTGTTGTGCTGGTACAAGTATTAAAGCTCATAATGCAGCTCTTAGAACAATGGCAAGCTGTCAGGTTGATGTAATTGGTAGACATTATGGAGAAAATTCAGAATCTACAGAAACAACGGAAGCAAAGGCAGATACAGATGAATCCACACAGGCAAATGAAAACTAAATAACAGTCATATCTGTTAAGGTTATATATCAAAAAAGAAAGGTGAAGATTATGATTAGAGTAAATGGAAAAGAAGTTGAAGTAAAGAGATTTCCTGATGGAACAGCAAATGTAAAAGGTGATGTTAGCTTACAGGGAGAAACAGTTGTTATTACTTGGAATTATGAGGATGATGCTGAGTTTGTAGCAGTTTCATTTTTAACAAAATTCTATCAGGCACATGGAATGAATGTATCTCTTTTCCTTCCATATGTACCTAACGCAAGAATGGACAGAATCGAAGAGCCAAATGATATTTTTGCTATGAAGTATTTTGCAGAAATGATTAATTCTCTGAATTTTGACAGAGTATTTGTAGTTGACCCACATTCAAGTGTTGTAGCAGCAACTATCAAGAATTGCAATGTAATCAATACTAATATTTTTGTGAGCAACGTGCTTGATATGTTGATTCACGATGGTATTACACCGATTATGTTTTTCCCTGATGAGGGGGCTATGAAGAGATATTCCAAAGGGATTAAGATTCCGTATGCATTTGGTGTTAAGAAGAGAGAATGGGAAACAGGTCGGATTCTTGGATTAGATGTTATGGGGATTAAACCTGAAGATATTAAAGGAAGAGATATTCTTATTCGTGATGATATTTGTAGTAAGGGTGGAACTTTCTATTATGCAGCAAAGAAATTGAAAGAGATGGGAGCAAGAAACATTTATCTGTTTGTTTCTCATTGTGAAAAGAGTATTTATGATGGTCAGTTTGGTGACGATAAAATGAATCTTCTTACAGTGGACTATGAAAAGAAAAGTATTTTTGGAACAACTCAGCACAGAAAGCTGATTGACCATGTGTTCACAACAGATAGCATTTATCCTTTTAAGAGTGATGAAAATGTAACTGTGTTTGCTATGAATGTTGATTATGCTGAGAACGTGTGTGATTGCGGTTGTGGATGCCATTGTAAGGAGGATAAGTAAAATGAAGAATATGATGTTATTATGCGATTTTTATAAAATTGCACATCGGGCTATGTACCCAGATGGAATGACAATGATGTATTCCACTTGGACACCACGTAGTAATAAATTCTTTCCTCAGAGCAAATTTGTAATCTGGTTTGGATTACAGGGATTTATTAAGGAATATTTGGTAAAACAGTTTAATGAATATTTCTTTGATAGACCGTTAGACGAAGTGCTTAATGAGTATAAATTGTATATCCATAATACATTTGATGAAAATGCTCATACAGAACATATTGAAGCACTTCATAAACTTGGCTATCTCCCGATTGAGATTAAGGCTTTGCCAGAAGGTACAAAAGTACCATATAGAGTACCTTGTTGTACAGTCGAAAATACACATCCTGATTTTGCATGGGTAACAAATTATCTTGAGACATTATTTTCTTGTAATTTATGGTTACCTACAACAACAGCAACAAGAGCTTATATTTACAGAAAGATTATTGAAAAATATATTGTTTTAACATCTGACAATCCGAATTGGAAGAGAGTTGGTTGTGGCGATTTTTCTTTTAGAGGTATGGCTAGTCTTGATGCTGCTATTACAAGCGGAGCTGCATTTTTAACAAGCTTCGATAAAACATCTACAATCCCTTCAATTCAGTATCTTTGTGATTACTATGGAGCTGATGTTGAAAATGAGGATGTTGGAAGCTGGTCTGCATCTGTTGAACATTCTTGTACTACAAGCAATTATGCAGTAGATGGAGATGAAGAAACATTTTTTGTAAGAATGTGTAAAGAGCTTTATCCAAATAAACCTTTCAGCTTTGTGGCAGACAGTTATGATTACTGGAATTTTGTTGACAATATTGTTAGAAAAAATAAGGATGTAATTCTTAATCATACAGGCAGAATCAATATTAGACCTGACAGCGGTGACCCAGAAGAGATTATTTGTGGTATTGCCCCAATGTGGAAAGCCCATGAAAGTAAAGAAGCATTTGAATCTTACTATACCAGAAGTCCAATGATGCAGTCACTTTATTGCAATGAAACAGATACGTCTGGACAGCTTGTTCCAATTTACCTTGAGATTGGAAATAAGAAATATATTGCTACATGGTCTAATGATGGTGAAAACGACACATTCACATATCGTGATGCCACTATTGAAGAGAGAGGAACACTGGATATTCTTTGGGAGATTTTCGGTGGAACTATAAACTCTAAGGGGTATAAAGTATTAGACCCTCATATTGGAATGGTGTACGGAGATGCTATTACACTTGAAAGATGTGAAAGCATTTGTAATCATATGACTAACCTTGGCTATGCAGTTGAAAATGTAGTATTTGGTGCTGGTTCTTACAGTTTCCAGTATAACACAAGAGATACACAGGGCTGGGCTTATAAAGCTACATATGCTGAAATCAATGGTAAACCTATTTTGGTTTATAAAGACCCGAAAACAGGTGATGGTGTTAAGAAATCTCAGAAGGGTATGGTCAGAGTATATCGTAACAAAGATGGAGAAATCAAATATATTGATGGAATCCAAAAGGGTCAGGTTGTAACAGATGATGTGAAAGAGTCTGATATTAATATGCTTGAGACTGTATTCCTTAATGGTAAGGTTGTTCGTAACCAGACATTAAATGAAATCAGAAATAGCATCCATGCAGAAAGCAAAGGATTCTAAGAAAGGGATAAAAATGATTAAAAACATCAATGGAAATCTTTTTGATTCAGATGCAAATTTTATCGTACACCAGACAAATTGTTTAGGTGTCATGGGAAGCGGTGTAGCAGCACAGGTAGCCGACAGATACCCTCATGTTGAAAAGGCATATGTTAAATATGTGAAGCATTGTAATAAGAATAAAATTGAAATGCTTGGAACAGTTCAGTATGTTCCAGTTGATACATGGGCTATGGTAATGGTTGATACTATGAAGAATGAAAATGTTGAAGCATATGATTCTAAGTATCAGTATATTGTCAATCTTTTTGGTCAGAAGAATTTTGGTATGGATGAGCAGCAGACTGATTTAACTGCAATGAAAATGGCTTTCTTGGATATTCGTGAGAAAGCTGAAAAGATTGGAGCGACAGTTGCTATGCCATATCGAATTGGAAGCTATAGAGGTGGTGCAAATTGGAATGATGTGTATAAAATTATTCAGGATGTGTTTGGTAAATCTTCTGTAGATGTAGAAATTTGGAGATATGATTTAGGTTAAGCAACTGTTAGTGAGGTGGATGAAAGTCCACCTCAAATTGAATAGAAAGGAAAGTACAGAATGTATAAATTTAATGTAGAAAAGACAACAAAAGAAATTATCGCATGGATTCAGGACTGGTTTTCACTTAATGGAAATGGTTGTAATGCTGTTGTGGGTATTTCAGGTGGTAAAGATTCAAGCGTAGTTGCTGCATTATGTGTAGCAGCTCTGGGAAAAGATAGAGTGATTGGTGTTCTTATGCCAAATGGTGAACAGTCAGATATTGATATGGCATACAAACTTGTTGAACATCTTGGTATTGAAAACTATACGGTGGACATTCATGGGGCAATTAAATCATTGAAACATGAAATCAAACCTCAATTGTGTGACCATTGGAGTATGCAGACAAGCACTAATCTTCCAGCAAGAATTAGAATGGTTACATTATATGCTATTGCACAGACTTTAAATGGCAGAGTGGCAAATACTTGTAACCTTAGTGAAGATTGGGTTGGATACGCTACACGTTACGGTGATGGAGCTGGTGATTTTAGTCCATTATCTCTGCTTACAACAGATGAAGTAATTGCTATTGGAGAGTATCTTGGATTACCTAAAGAGTTGACAAGAAAAGTTCCGATTGATGGCTTGTGTGGACTTACAGATGAAGATAATTTGGGATTTTCATATGCAATACTTAACAGATATATCAGAACAGGTGAATGTGAAGATGAAAATATCAAACATAAGATTGACTCTATGCATAAGAAGAATATTTTCAAGCTAAAACCAATGCCAGTTTATACACCGAATGATTTACCTGTTGCAATTTAAGGAGGTATAAAGTTGTCAATTACAACCGATACAAGATTTGAAAGTCTTGAAAAATTGGATAGAAATGGATTGTATAATTTAATTCTGTCAACTTTACATGATAATAAAGAAAATGGGCTGACAGCAAGAGAAGTAGCGGTTATTCTTTATAATCAAGGCTTGTTAAGAAGCAACGAAAGACAAGCTACAGCACCTCGACTGACAGAACTGGTTGACGATGGAAGAGTTATTATTATCGGAAAGCGATTTGATGAAATCAGTTTAAGGAATGTTGCGGTGTACACAATAAAATAGCAAGAAAGGTAGAATATCAATGACAGAAAAAGAGCAAAAATTAGCAGAGGAAAATCATAATCTTATTTATGATTTTGCAAAAAAGAGAAATTTAGTAGTTGAAGATTATTATGGATTACTTGCGATAGGGTTATGTAATGCAGCAACTTCTTATTCTTCAGAGAATGAGAATACATTTTCAACATATGCGTATTCTTGTATGCAGAACGTAATTAATGATTATTGGAGAGCTATTAGTTTAAAAAGGAGTATTCCAGAGGAAAACATACTATCTTACGATGCATCAACAGATAGTGAGGGAGAAGAAAGTTTCGCTGAGACATTTGCTGACTCTAAATCTGTCATTGATGATGTGATAGGAAATATGCATTGCGAATATCTTCTTGGTGTTTTAAACGAACAGGAACAAACATTAGTTCATTATCTTTTAAAAGGACTGAAAGGTAGAGAAATTGCAGTTCTGATGAATGTGTCAGAACGATATGAAAGACAATTAAAGAAAAAGGTACAAAAAAAACTTAGTTGCTATGCAAACTATTAAGGTTATACCTTTTAAAGCTTTAAAATAAGGACTTTGAGTACACATAAAATTACTCTTTTATGAGGTTCAAAAAGCATAAAATAAGCTCCTTTCGTTTGAGAATAATATAAAAATGTTGGGTGGCTAAATAAATGAATACTACAAAGTATTTAAAATAAGGAAGCCACCCAACATAAAAGAGTAATTCCAGATAAGGGGATTACAGTATTAAGTTTATTCAATGGAATATCATGCGGAAGAGTTGCTTTAGAAAGAGCTGGTATTCCAGTAGAGAGATATGTGTCGTATGAAATAGAAGAAGCTGCCAATGCTGTAGCGAAATATAATTATCCATCTGATGAATATTTAGGAGATGTATTTGAAGGAGATTTCACGCAATATCAGGGATTTGATTTGCTGATTGGTGGAAGTCCATGTACATACTGGAGTATTGCAAGAGGAGGAGCAGATAGAGAGGTTACTTGTGATGGCATGGGATTCAAGTTGTTTATGCAGTTTGTAAGGGCATTGAATGAAAGCCATTGCGAGTATTTTTTATATGAAAACAATTCTTCAATATCTAAAGATATTCAAAATGAAATTTCCAAAAGATTACAGGTTGAACCTGTTGAAATAAATTCAATGGAGTTTTCTGCTCAAATGCGAAAAAGGTTGTATTGGACTAATATACCATTTTCAAAAGAGTATCCACATTCTGATAAAGTTATTAAAGATATTGAGTATTCATGCAAACATGATATTAAAAGCTTTGAGAAATACAAAGATACAATTAGATTTAATAGGGATAACACTATTGTTAGTTGGGATACAAGCGGAAAAGGAAATTATTCACAACAAAATAGAGCCAGATATAATACTATCAAGATGAATACGCTGCCTTCTTCTGGTAATGACAAAAATAATATTTATCTTGGTGAATATTCATTTAGAAAAATACACCCTATTGAAGCTGAAAGATTGCAGACACTACCAGATGGCTTTACTGAATGTGTAAAATCTGCTTCAAAAAGAGTGGAATTGTGTGGAAATGGTTGGACGGTAGATGTTATAGCATGGATTCTAAAAAACCTTAAATCTATGTAATTTATATCAAATAACTACTTGACAACAACATAGATGTGTGGTATCTTATGTATAGTAACAATTAAGGTTATACATCATATCGAAAGGAGGATACCTTGAACGATTTAAAAGTAAATAAATCAGGAGAATATTTTCATAAAGAAAATATGATTACTGAATTGGTTGAGTTTGAGACAGAAGCTAATTCAATAAACGCTAATCCATTATATCTTGAAGGAGTAAGAGCTATTATAACTCGTCTGAAAGATAGAGAACCTGATTTGATATTAAAGGAAACGGAGGAAACTGATAAATGAATGTAATTGGTATTGCATTAGATGAGTTGTATCGAATTTTCAATATTTTAAATAAAGATAAGTTCGATGAAAACCTTCCAGAACCAGTTATTACTATCCAGAAAACCAAGGGAATAACGCTTGGACACTTTACTGTGGATAAAGTATGGAAAGATAAAAAAGTTCTGGAAACAAATGAGAGTACGACAGAAGAACCTGAAGCATATTATGAAATCAATATTGACCCACGTTGGTTTGGCAATCGTTCAGCAGAAGAAATTGTAGAAACTTTGTTACATGAAATGGTTCATTATTGTAATAAAGTAAATGAAATTAAAGATTGCAGCGGAAATGTCCACAACAAAAAATTCAAAACCCTTGCAGAAGCGGTAGGACTTGTTGTAGAAAAGGGAAAGAGCGTTGGTTGGGGATATACCTCTTTGTCAGATGAGTTAAAAGAATATATTCAGACCAACATTAAACCAGACGAAAATGCATTTGAATATTTTAGAGCTGGAATTACTGTTAAGCCTAAAATTAAGCGAAAGAAAACTTTATTCAAATATACTTGTCCTGAATGTAAGCAAATTGCAAAAGGAAAGAAAGATATTGCTATTAAATGTGGCAATTGTGATGTTGTTATGGAGATGGAAGAAGTCGAAGATGATGATGAAAGTGATAACAATTAAGGTTATATGCTGAAAGGAGTAACATGATTGAAAAATATTTGAGTATTATCACAAATTTTGGATGTCACTATAGTTGTCCATATTGCATTGTAAAAAACAATAATATCAAAGTTCCTAAAACGACAATAACAGGATTAAATAATCTGAAACAAATGTTAATTGGAAATAGCTGCAATATTGTATCTGTATCTGGTGGTGGTGACCCATTGCACGAATATGAAAAGCATACAGATTGGTATGAAAAGTTGTTTGATATTCTTGAAGAGATGGGTATTCCTTTAGAAATGCACACCAGTTATATTGACAGTAATTTTCCAATGAAAATGTGCAGAAGGGTTGTTTACCATTTAAGGAATAAAGAACAATTATCAAAAATTTTCAGACAGGAAAATGAAATTGTTAGAGTCGTTTATGTTGTTACAGATGATATGACTATGCAAGACATTTTGGAGATTGCTGAATTTGTAAAAAACAGCAACGAAATTGATGAACTTAGTTTTCGTCAAATGGTAGATTCCAACTATAATACATCCTCTCATTTACATGACGAATTAAAAGCTGGTCATAAAAAGGATTGGTGGTATATTGAACAATGTGATTACAATTTGTATTATGCCGAGAATCACTTATACAAAAGATATGAAGATTTAAAAGCTGAATAAGGAGGAGTTATGTTGGGATTTGGAATAGCAGTATTGCATATTGTATTGTTTTTATTAACAATTTTTCAGAAGATTAGAGTTGGTTGGTTGTTGTTTTATTCTTTGGCAGTTTTCATGTACACATTGATTATTTTACTCAGTAAGACTAGAGCACTGACAAAATTTGGGGTATATTTGAGTGTGATTTCAATGCTTAGTATTATTTATTGCCTTTGTGTATTAACAGGTGTGGATATTGCAGCAATGTTCTAGGAGGTGAGAATATGATTTTTAGATTGATGAAATTCTCCAGAGAGAGAGAGAGAGAGAGAGAGAGAGAGAGAGAGAGAGAGAGAGATAACTGCTTATGTTAGTTTACAAAGAAAAGCAGTTCCTCATATTCGATTTTCAGGATGGTAAAACTGTAAAATATGATTTTGCTACTAAAACCTGTATCGGAAAGAAAGGAAAAATAGTAAAAAATTTATGTTCACAGTTAAGTGGTATTTCAATGAATGAATTGATTGAAGCTTGTGAGGATAAGCAGTATGCAAAATTCCTTGAATTTGTGCAAAGAAAATGGGATTATCCAATATATAATATTGGTACAATTCTTTCAAAAATTCCATATTATCAACGATATGAGCAAATTTTTTCTGCTGGATTTGAAGATATATGTGGTAGCTTTTCAGGAACAATCAAAGAAATACCAAAAGGTTTAATTAAAATCTGCAAAGACCATAAGATAACATTGAGTGACGAACTGGTTTTATTCTATAAAGAAAATCCAAATGCTTATAATCTTCCGTATCAAATGGAGTTTATATCATTAGATGATAAAGATATACACCGTATCCTTACCAAATTAAAAAGTGTAAAAGAATATTATGGAGAGAATAGATGGCAATATAATTGGAAAGAAATAGGTATATTAAATACCTTGTTGAATGAGTATGGTTATACTGCTAAAGGATTATTCAATTATCTGGATTATCTAAAGACTTTTGAAGCAATAGAAGATACTGGTTTTGCAGTTGAAGAAGTTTATGACTATGCCAATATGATGAGACAAATTAGTAATAAGTTTGACAAATATCCAAGGCATTTTCTTACAACTCATAAGATTGCAAGTAGAAATTATTCAAGGTTGTCTCAACAGTTTGAGGAGGATAAATTTAAAGCAAGAATAAATAAAGGAATGGAAAAGACTTTTGGAGATTATACTTTTATTTATCCTGAATCAACAGAAGCCATAAAAGATGAAGCGGTAAGTCAGAACAATTGTGTAGCTTCATATATCAAAAATGTTATTGAAGGAAATTGTCATATACTTTTCCTGAGATATAAAGATTCACCTGATAAATCACTTGTTACCATTGAGGTAAGAAAAGGTAAGATTGTTCAGGCAAGACAAAAATTCAATGACCCTGTATCTGATGAGCAGCAAGAGGTTATTGACAAGTGGAATACTTGGTATTCTAAAAAATATGAAGAAAGAGAGGAACTAAAGGATGCAAGTTAAGGTAGGAGAGAAAATCAGATTAATCAAGGCAATGGGAGCTTTCACTAATATTGGTGAGGAGTGTGAAGTTACAGAGATAAAACCAGATGGTGAAATCTCTTTTAGATTTGGTGGTTGCCATATGGGAACAATGTCGGCTGATGAAGCTGATAAATATTTTGAGAAGGTTATAACTGATAAGGTTATACACTATAGCAAAAACTCAGATGGTAAATATGTTCTGATTAAAGAGAGAGAAGGTCTTGAGGGATTAAATCTTGGTGAAATTTTTAAACTTGATGGTATTTCACTTGGAGTTGCAACAATTATATCAGAGGTAACAGACAGAACATTTTATATATCAGAAGAGATTCTTCATGAGTGCTTTGCAGAAGTAACCGAAGTAGCGGTTGGAATTGATGAAGGTATGTTAAGTGTTTCTGAGGAAGCTGTTAATGAAATCATGGAAGCTTCAGAGTTTAATATTTCTACAGTATTTGGTAAATGTACAGTAGTTGCTTGCAAGCTGCCTAATGGATTTGTTATTACTGAATCTTCAGCATCAGTATCTCCTGATAATTACAGTCAGGATATTGGGGTTGAGATTTGTAAGAGGAAAATTAAGGAAAAAATCTTTGAACTGGAAGCGTATTTCTTACAGGAAGTATTAGCAAATGCGGTTATGGTTGGTTCTGAAGAGTGTTGTTCTGAGGAATGTTGTGGAGAGTGTTGTCAGGGCGATTGCGAACATTGTTGTGAGGAATAAAGCAATACAATATATAGATAAGTATATAAATGAATACACTATATATTGTATCTAACAACACTTAAAACATAAATTTCATGAGGATATTTAGCATAAAATTCAGCGATTCTTGTAAGTGAGGTTGCAATTTTACGGTCTAAATTCCAGTTTTGCATGGTTTTTAAATCATCATTTGTGAACTTACTTTTAGGTTGTTTACCCATTAACTTTACTCCTTTTTACAATCAAATTTATGTTTTA